AGGCATTCTCCGATGCCCGCGCGATCTTGGTGTCTGAAGGCATGCCAAAGGGCATGATCCCGAACTCGGTACTGCACCCGCTAGCCTCCTCTGCCATGGCCGACAGCTTGAAGGGCCTCTTTAACCCTCAAGTGCGCATCTCGGATATCTACGAAGAGGGCATGATCGCCAAGAAGACGGCAGGTGCGGATTGGTTTGAAGATCCGAACATTGCCAACTACTCGACCGGCTCACTGCTCGGTAGCCCGGTCCTTGCCGGCATCACGTCAGCTGCCGGCGGTTCTGCGATCCTGACTTCAGGATGGGCGCAGTCTGGTGTGCTCAATCTCTCTGGTCTTACCAATAGTTCTGCGGCCTGCAGGGTCGGCGATACATTGACCATTGCCGGTATCTTCCCGGTCAATCCGCAGTCACGCAGCCAATACAGCAATAACTTGAAGACCTTCGTGGTTCTGCCTCCGGGCGGATATGCGCAGATGACGGGTGTTGCGACTCCGGGCGGCCCGCAGTTTGCACCCGCAACCCTTGCCGCTGGCACCTTCAATGCAGCGACTGGCCTGTATACGGCATCTGGTACGGGTACCTTGGCAGTGACGGTGGGCGAGTGCGTAATCACGGGCGGACAGTTCCAGAACTGCTTCGCGGGCGCAGCCTTCACCGGTACGCCAGCGGTGGTATTGAATGGCGGTGCCACCTTGGCGACCAACTCCACGGAGAACCTGTACTTCCATCGTGACGCCTACGCGCTAGCAGTGGTGGACCTGCCGCTGCCGCGCACTGCGGTGGAAGCAAGCCGCGCATACGATGAGGATCTCGGGTTGTCGATCCGCGTGGCGACGCAGTACACCATCAACAACGATGCGGAACCGACTCGTATGGACATCGCTTACGGGTTTGCATCGCTCTACCGTTCCCTCGGCTATAGAATTTCGGGCTAGGAGCTAAACTACATGGCATTTCCCGCTTCCACTAACGTTGACGGCTCCAATCCGGGACCCAACTTTGCGCAGCTGCCCGACACGATCCAGATGCCTACGGGCAACTTGTGGAAGGTCGGCACATTCCAGATCTCCATGACACCTGCCGCACTGGGTGCGGGTCCTTTGATTACCGAGCAGACCTTCGTGGGCACTGCTGCCACAGCTAGCGCCACTCAGTACTTCCCAGCGATTGGTTTGCTGCCGACCGATGTGGTAGTGGTAACCAAACCTGGTGCTCAGACGGCCACTGTTGGAATACTTGATTCGCGTGTTTCCGCTACGGATACTTTGGCGATAAAGTTTTTTAACACTGCCGGAACTCCCACTCCTGCCGCTGGCACAGCAGCGGCTCCTTACAATGTCACGGTCTTCCGCGTGCAGCCGAACTGGGCGCCGACGCCTGGTAATCAGTTGGACTGGTAAGCCATGCCAACTGGAACAAGACCACAAATCGGTAATTTGATTTTTGACGAGGCATTGCTCCTCACTGTCACGCCTCCTGCTGCAATATTGACTTCGGTAGTGACATATCAGGCTGTGACCTTTCCTGGGTGTCTGGTTGGAGATCTGGTGAGTTGGAATCTTCTGCAGAACACCAACAACCTGGTATCCATTCCGAATATGTATGTGTCCGCTCCAAATACTTTACAAATTGGCTGGGGAACAGAGGGCGCACAGATCAACAGTCTAGCTACCCAGCAGATTTTGGTTGAGGTATGCCGTCCGGAGAATGCCAGCCTTGGCTTGACGGCGCTTCCGTCGAACCTGGTCTAAAATGTCAGATACAACGGCCTTTGCCCCGCTCTATACGGTCACGGGGACTAATGCCGGGACATTGGTGGCCTCTGTCACACTCGCGGCTACCGCCTCATCGCAGGCCGTGCAGTTGCCGATTGGCTCAAGCACGAATCAGGTGCAAATTGCCAATCAGACATCATCCTGGGCCTATGTGAACTTTGGCATCTTCGGCAGCACCCCTGCCGCCACTGTGGCTACGTCCTATCCTGTAGCTCCAGGGGCCGTGGTGATAGTGGGTGTGGCGCAAGAGGTGACAGGGGCTACCTGCATTCTTGCGGCGGCCGGGACGGGCTCTGTCACTTTCACCTTGGGTGATGGGCTTTGAGTGTTAAAAGTCCTGGCAATGGTGGTTCGATAGTCCAAGGCTCTGGCGGCACGCCGAAGCTTGCCTTCACGGATAATTCCGGTACTCCTGGCAATACGACGATCAATACCCCTCGCGGGCGCTTTGCCATAGCCGCAGCTTCTCAGACCTGCACTGTAACCTGCAGCGTATGTTCGGCTACCAGCACAGTCGTGCTGGCCCTGGGCGGATCTGATGCCACGCTCTTCACGGTACGAAGCACACCAGGAGCTGGAAGCTTCACGGTTCTTGGAAATGTGAATGCCACTGGAAATGTTCCCTGTGACTTTGTGGTGTTCAATTGAATGCGCCGCTACCAGCTCATTCCATCGCATGCGGTCCAAACGCTGCTGATCACTACGACTAGCCCGCTACCTTCGGGCGAGGTCGGATTTCCTTATTCCTTCACGTTCAATGCCATCGGTGGCGTGGCTCCCTTTAGCTGGGCCGTAACCGCAGGAACATTGCCAGCGGGCCTGATGCTAGCAAGTTCAGGCACTTTATCGGGCACACCGACTAGTACCTTTGCCTCATCCTTTTCGGTGACCGTAACGGACAGCGTGAACTCGCAGTTCACCAAAGTCTTCGGCATGACGGTGGTGACTGCCGTAACCATTACGACGGCTTCCCCGCTTGCGAATGCCACGCAAGGACTTGCATATAGCTTTACAATGTCAGCCACGGGAGGCGCTACTCCCTACACGTGGTCGCTCTTAGGGCAGGTAGGAACCAATACCTGGAGCGTCTCGAGTGCAGGGGTAGTCACCGGAACACCGAGCGTGCTTGAAACCGACATCTTGAATATTCAAGTGGTGGACGCTTTGGGTGTACCGTCAGCTAAGAACTTCAATCTGCAGGTAGTCACGGCCGGCGGCGGCCTCACGATTACCAATGCTTCCCCGCTCCCCAATGCCACGCAGGAGCAGAGCTATCAAGGCACTGTTACCTTGGCTGCAAGCGGTGGCTCAGGAACGGGCTACGTATTTAGCCTAATCAGCCAGACAGGAAGCAATGCCTGGTCTGTGATTCAGCTATCTCCCGGAGTAAGCCCCTACATCATCGTGGGCACTCCACGATTTGCAACGACCGACTCTCTGGTCATTCAGTGCACGGACTCGGCGAACAATACCGTACAGAAGACCTTCTCCCTCACCGTGACAGCCGTTGCGCTCGCGATCTCAACGACCTCGCCATTGCCCAATGCCACAATTGGTCAGCCCTATTCCTTCCTCATGAGCCCGGTGGGCGGTGTCACGCCCTATACCTGGGCCATCACAGCCGATACGCCGAATACCGGCGGATGGCTCAGCATCAATTCCGCAAGCGGAAATCTGCAAGGCACGCCGGGGACGCTTGAGACCGAAAGCCTCACGATTCAACTGACAGACTTTGTTGGTACTGTCGTGAGCAAGAGTTTTACGCTTCAGGTGCAAACGCCAGCCGCTATCGTGCCTGACTTCTGGATCTCGCCGAATGGCGATGACAGCAACAATGGACTGACGCCAGCTACCGCATGGTCGATCACGGCGTTCAATACCAAGCAAGCCACCTATGGCGGCAAGACGGTCGGTGTCATTGGTGACACGGGTACGACGCTGACGGGTGTTGCAATTACCGGCACTTCAGGGCAATTCTCGTGCACGGGAACCGCTCCTGCGCTGGGTACTCGCGTGCTTATCTCCGGGAATTTCGGCGGAACAGGATCAATTTCTGGATACGCAAATCCAACGATGTATGTGGTTTCAGCGTCCGGTGCTGGGACATTCTCACTCGCGACCGAAGCGGGATTTTGCCGAAATCCAGTGGTCAATGTCGCCACAACGGCTGGAACGCCCAGTGGACTGACGTTCATAGTCAATACGCCAATCCAATTTGGCAGAGTAAGTGGCGTACAGACATCGCTATATTCTAAGTATCAGGCGCTCGTAGCTCCCCAGGATCAGACCGTCATTCATCTGAACGGCGGTACTTCAGCAAGATCCACATATATCGCCTCATTTACCTCTGCGGGCGTCTATCAAGCGCGATGGGCCATCATCGATGCTTCCCAACCGGGAAGTGCATTTGGTGCCGTGGTGCCTACCAATACGTCTAATGGCGCTTGCCTAATGGGGCAGGGACAGAACAATGAGGTAACTAACTACGGTTTCATTACGGTCGATGGACTGGTGATTAGATATTTCAACTATTCCGGCCTCCTGTTCTTTGGGCCGGGCGGTGGAAAATCCAGTGATATTGGTGGATTGGTAGTCAAGAACAGCGAGATCTATGGTGGGAATCATGTGGATTCCGGCAATAATCCTGGCGGTTTATACTTCCAAGGATTCCTTGGTGCGGTCATCAATAACAATAAGATTCATGATTGCGTCACAACTTCTGGACTATTTCCCGACGGTATGGCGGCCATCATGTCGCTCACTGGTTCAGCGAGCGGCACGGGCTGCATAGTTACTAACAACACGACGTTTAATTGCGCGGCTGGCATCACATTCAAGGACGAATGGCAGTGGGGGACTGTTGCCTATAACTATTTCGACATGGGCATCTTTGGAAGCTATGGATTTAATGGCAACACTGGCGAGGGAGTAAATCGCTGCTGTCCCGGAGTTGGGCAGACATTGACCATTCATCACAATATATCCGTTGGTCCTATCTATGGTGGCCATCCTGGCAGCACCGTGCATTGGGTCAATGGAACGGTCAATTGCTACAACAATACAGCCTATGTCACGACCAATACCCCAAACGGCCAGCGTAATTTCGTATCTCTCAATACCAATTCAGCGACGTTGGGGCTGATGAATTTCTACAACAACCTCTGCTATCAGCTGGTAGGAACCACCGCTGATACGACGGTGTTTATCGTCAACACTCAGGGCATTACTGCCACCAGCATGGATCACAACGCCTATATTCCATCGCGCTGTTTCTTTGGTTCTTTCGGGTCAGGTGCACCGATCGATACGACTTTGGCGACTTGGCAATCAACTTACGGCTTCGATACTCACTCGCTCAGTCTGCCAACGACATCACCTTTCTTAGGTACGCCAGTCTATGGCGGCGATGTTCTTTCCTTCGCTATCTCACCAGCAAATCCATTGTACACATCTGGTGTCACGGCCCCAGGCGGTTCTACGGGTCAGATCACTGGCGCGTGTGATCAGTTCGGCAACGCTTCGGATGGCTCAGGGATCATAGGGTGTAACTTCTAATGGCACTACGCGGTATCACAGGATCTACCAATCCTTCAGGCACTGCTATTAGCAATTCCCTGACCTATTCAGGCTCTGCCATCCAGGTCGGGGACTTGATGATTCTGGCAACTTGCTACGCCCCAGGCGGCACCACCACATTTACCGATCCTTCCGGTTGGACACAGGGAAGCGCGTTAAGCCCAGCGCTCGCCGATGTCCTGATCAATTCCTCAAGCATTCTACATGTCATAG